AGGTGGGTCAAGTTCCCGGATGATAATCACACAATTATCACAAAACATCTTGGAACGTGAAACACCAGTGCTAGCCATGTCTGAATATGTTGATTTCTCTATTGTTGAGAAAGGATCCAAACGAAGTGGAAGATTAATGAAACCACATGAATCAAAAGGTGTTCACCATTGGGTTCAAGGTTTTGCTTTACCATTAGGTTCTTATGGAGGACGAGTTACTAGTTCTTCTAAAGTTAAACGATCCATCATACATGATAAGATATGTACTACTTTCAATTATCATAACACTCTCGTGCCTCCATTAATGGTACCAGAGGTTATTAATGGCAAATGGTATAATCCTTTTTCAGTAGCTGCAGAAGATCAAGCTAATATAACACCTCATTTCTCATCAATTGATCTCCTTGAATGTGCTACAGCCTATGTGTCAGATCTAAAGAGAGACACAGGATGGTTGGTAGATTGTGGACCTGTTGATGTGCGTGTGGCAGTTAATGGTATACATGGCGATTCCTTTGTAAACATTCTACCTATGAGTACTTCAGGTGGTATGTTCTTTCCTGGTGCTAAGAGTCAATATTTCCATACAAAGATAGACTTGGAAACAGGTGAGGAGTATTTCATGCCCAATCCAGAAGTGGTTGATGTAATGGAGAGAATTATTGAATGTTATAAGTTAGGTCAAAGAGCATGTGTATTATTCAACGCAACCCTGAAGGACGAGGCTATCAAACAATCCAAGAGAGATATCGGTAAGACACGTATTTTCACCGCATGTGACGTAGCTTTTAGTATCATTGTAAGAATGAAATTCTTGAAGATAACTCGGGCTATAATGAAGAATAATTTTATTAGTGAATGTGCTGTAGGTATGAATTGTTACTCTCAAGATTGGGGTTTGTTAAAGGAGTATTTGTGTACATATGGTGAGAATAATATGATAGCTGGTGATTATTCAGCATATGATAAGAATATGCCTGCTGCTTTAATTAGATGTGATTTTTATGTGTTGCAAGAATTGATGGAGACACATGAGCCTTTATCTTATGAGGATAGATTAATAATACGTGGAATAGCCACGGATATTGCTTTTCCTGTTACTAATATGAATGGTGATGTCATCCAGTTCTTTGGTGGTAATTCATCTGGAACACCAGTAACCGTAATTATCAATAGTATCTCAAACTCACTATACATGCGCTATGCTTACAAGAATATAATTAGAAATAAACCA